GATGACGGCAGACAACGACACCTGCATCTATCCCGACCGTGTGATGGTGCTGTCTACCAAACTCAAGTATTTTGAGGCAAAGGGCTTTGATACGACCGCCATCTTCCGCGACTACCTCGCTGAACTTGAGACGGCTGTCGCACAGGATACGGGCGCTGCCAACCTCTCGTTTGCCCCGCGTCCCGGCACGGTGCTTATCGGCTACGACAACATTCCTGACAGCGGCTACGGGTACGAGAACTAATGGCTGTTTCTCGTCGCCTCGTCCAACGCTCTGCGGCAAATGTCGCAAGCCTGCCGTCGCCCGTGGGCGGTTGGAACGCTCGGGATTCTCTCGCCAACATGGCACCCACGGATGCCGTGCAGTTGGACAATTACTTCCCCGGCGTATCCAATGTTGTCTTGCGCGGCGGCTATGTGAAGCACGCCACGGGGTTCCCCGACGATGTAGAAACCCTGATAACCTACAGCGGCGGCACAGCCGATGAGTTGTGGGCTATCTCTGACGGCAAAATCTACAACGCAACATCTGCGGGTGCTATTGGCGCACCAGCGGTCAGCGGCCTGTCAAATTCCAAGTGGGAATACACCAATGTCACGACCGCAGGCGGCAACTATCTGTATGCCGCTAACGGAACCAACACGCCGTATCTTTACAACGGCTCAAGTTGGACAAGCATCACGGGTTCATCCTCGCCTGCCATTACGGGCGTTACGACCACTACGCTTAACTCTCCGACGCTCTTTAAGAATCGCGTATGGTTCATCGAGAAAAACACGCTGAAGGCATGGTACCTGCCGACCTCAAGCGTTGGCGGCGCGGCGCAGGTTCTTGACCTGTCATCCATTGCGCGTCTGGGCGGCGTGTTGGTGTCGATGGCCTCGTGGACAATTGACGCTGGTTACGGCGTAGATGACAACCTTGTATTTGTCACCGACAAGGGCGAGGTCATTGTCTACCGTGGCACCGACCCCTCATCTGCGTCCACATGGGCGCTGATTGGCGTGTGGATTATAGGTGCGCCTATCGGCACCCGCTCTCTTATGAAATACGGCGGCGACCTTTTGGTGCTGACGCTTGACGGGCTGATTCCGATGGCCTCGGCGCTTCAGTCCTCGCGGCTCGACCCCAACATCGCGCTATCGGACAAGATACAGGGTGCGTTTGCGGCGGCTGCTGCGGCGTATAGGGACAACTTCGGGTGGTGTATGTTGTACAACCCGAAGAACAACGCCCTAATCGTCAATGTCCCGGTGCGTGAAGGCGCACAAGAGCAGTTTGTGATGAACAACATCACGAAGGCGTGGTGCAGGTTTACAAACTGGAATGCTTTTCACTTTGGGCTTCTTGACGACACTCCGTACTTTGGCGCTGCAACTTTCGTGGCAAAGGCTTGGACAACGGGTAGCACCGGCTACATTGATGACACAAGCAACATAAACGGCAAGATTCTTCAAGCCTTTAACTACTTTGAGACTCGCGGTGTACAGAAGATTTTTACACGCGCACGGCCTAGCATTTTCAGCAACGGCACCCCGTCTTTGCGGGTCGGCATCAATGTCGATTTCAACATTTCAGACAATGTTGCCCCGATATCGTTTTCTACTCCGCTGACTGCCCTATGGGACAGCGCGTTGTGGAACACGGCTGTGTGGGGTTCCGACCTTGAGATTCAAAACAACTGGCAGGGCGTTACCGGCGTTGGCTACTGCGGGTCAGTACAGTTTCAGAGCAGCAGCAACAAGTTAGCGATTCAATGGGCCTCAACTGATGTGGTGTATCAACTCGGATGGGCTGGCATATAACAAGCGGCCCCGAGGTGGGCGAATGGGTCTGTGGGCATACGGGCGGCGGGTATCACGCTGAACGCTCTAACGCCATCGGATTGCGTAAGGGAGAGAACATTGTCGGCGGCGTGGTTTACGAGAACTGGAACGGGCGCAGCGTGGTTTGCCACATCGCCATTTCTGACCGCTTAACCCCCGCTTACATTGCAGCCATGTTTGACTATCCTTTCAATGTCTGCGGGGTTGACAAAATCATCGCCCCCGTGGGCAGTAAAAACGCGAAAGCCATCAGGCTTGTGCGTAAAATGGGTTTCACCGAGGAAGCGCGTCTAAAGGATGCCGACACCGACGGTGATATTGTTTTCCTGACCATGACACGCGAGGCGTGTCGTTATTTAGGACACCGTTATGGGAAAAAAATCACCGGCACCGCCGCCAGCGCCTGATTACGCAGGTGCAGCGCAACAACAGGGCATTGCCAACCTAGAGGCGGCGCGTCTTACTGCGCGGCTTTCTAACCCCAATGTCATTACCCCGCTTGGTGGTCAGCGCGTGACTTACGGGCGACCGCAATTCAACCGCGCTGCGTATGACGCGGCGATGGCTAACTACAATGCGCGTCAGGCGCAAAAGCCTAGCGCACCTGCTACCGGCGCACCGCAGGGCGCACCCTCAACCGTTGGCGTTGGTGGCGGCGCTGCAATGCCCACAACGGGCGGTGGTGGCGTGCAGATGGGCGGTGGCGGTATGTATGGCGGCGGCGTTGACCTTGGCGTTACGCCCGAACCTACGGCATCAAAGGCCGACGGTATGCCTGCTGCGCGGCGCGAGGCTCTGGGAATGGGCGATGACTTCGCATACACGCAGGGCGGTCGAGCCGACTTCACCACGCTCCCTACCGGAGCGCAGGTTCCTACTGCGATGCTTATTGGCGGCGGTCGCTTTGATGCGTCCGGCATGGGGCCGGGACAGACGCAACGGTTTAATCAGGGCTACGGCGGCGGGGAGTATCTGGGCGATGTGATGCCCACCCGCGAGATGTTCACCGAGATGGTGGACTTGGACACCCCGACGATTGAGCAGTACCTGACCCCCGAGGCACAGGCGACCCTTGAGGCGCAGCAGCGGGTGGAGCGTGCGTTGTCCGGCCTTGGCGAACAGGCCATCGGGCGCGTGCAAAATGTCTACGGCACGGATTTCACCCCGCAGGGGCTTCCTGCACAGCAGTTCCAATTTGGCGGTTATGGCAACCTGCCGACAGTTCCCGAGTTGCAGGGACAGGCGCGCGCGGACGTGTCGGCGCTGCCGGTTAACTTCGGCCCCACGGCAGGACAGTACGGAATGGCTGCGGGTGGCCCACAAGGGTTAAACCTTGAAGGGTTCGACGCTTCTGGGTTGGGCATGGCAGCAGGTGGGCCAAGCGGAGGCGCGTTTGGTGCGGCGCAGGGCGGCGTGGGCGCTCCGTCGCTTCGAGGCCAATATGACCTGACAGGCGTGGGCGATGTTGCCCGAGCGCCGGGGGCTGCTGCGATGGCGCAGGGCGGGCCTATGGCTCCGGGGCTGCAAGGGCAGTTGGATACCTCGCAACTTGCCGCGATGCCGGTAAACGCTGGCATGACGGCGCAACAGGCCATCATGTCGCGCCTCGACCCGCAGTTGCAGCGCCAACGGGCGCAGTTGGAAACCCAACTTGCCAATCAGGGTTTGGTGCGTGGCGGCGAAGCGTATGGCGCTGCCATCACCGAGCAACAACAGCAAGAAAACGACCTGCGAACACAGGCCGCGCTACAGGGCATTAGCCTTGATATGGCGGCACGCCAGCAGGGGCTAGGCGAGGCACAGGCTCTGGGCGGCTTTGCCAACCAAGCGGCTCTGGCGGGGTTTGGCGCGGGTCAACAGGCTACCGCAGCGCAAAACGCAGCAGCGCAACAAAATTTCCAGAACGAATTGGCTAGGCAGGCTGCTGCAAACCAAGCGCAACAGCAAGCGTTTGGGCAACGGGCGCAGGCCGGTCAGTTTGGCAACGAGGCGCAATTGGCGGCGTTCCAAGCGGCGATGCAGAATCAGGCGGCGGCCAATCAGGCCATCGGGCAAAACTTCGGTCAGGCGCAAGCCGCGCAGGCAATGGCAAATCAAGCGCAGCAGCAGAACTTCCAGCAGCGCATGGCGGCGGGTGAGTTTGGGCGGCAGGGTCAATTGTCGTCGTTCCAGACGCAGCAAGCGGCTCAAGACGCGGCTAACCGTGCCATCGCGCAGAACTTCCAACAGGGCTTGGGCGCGGCGGGTGCGTACAACGCTGCTGCCGGTCAGCAGTTTGGGCAGGAAATGGACATTGCTGGGCTGTATAACGCCTCGCTTGCCCAGAACCAACAGGCAGCGTTGCAACAGGCGCAGGCTCAAGCGGCGCTCCAAGCACAGGGCTTCAACCAAGCGCAGGCGGCGGCAAACTTC